CATGCAAACAAAGTCACTGCCGCCATGAATCCTATTGCTATAAAAGTCTCATTAGAACTGAACGCTTCTCTACTCATTTCTCATCTCCTTGTGCATGTTCAAAGTCGTCCGACCAATTACAGAATTGTGCAAGTCTGGCTTGTTCATATCCTTGTAGCATCATCAGGGTATGCTCCCAATCTGTGTGCCTCACTGCATTATCATCTATGTAGAAAGCACACGCAGGTTTACCGGGGTTCTGGTGTGGTGCTACAGGCGCAGTATTGATGAAATCAAAAGGAATGCTATGCTTATGCAGATAAGCTTTAAGCTCCTTCTTATTGTTTCTGGTAGTCCAAATGAGTATTCGATAGCCCTTATCCTTAAGCAACTGCAAAGCTTTTCTAGCTCCGGGCTGTGGGGGGTCGAAAATGTTGACACCTTGCCACTTCTTATATGTAGTAATGGTTCCATCAAAGTCAATAGCTATCAATGGTTTACGAACATCAATAGGGTCTTTGCCGGGAATCTTACTCACTTGTTCTGTCATGTTCTATCTCCTTTATCCTTTTGATTACTTCACGAAGCCTACGCCTCAGTGCGCCTATACTCTTATTGTTGTCAATGATAAAATCCCACTCAAGGATGTTATCGTCCAAGGCAGTTTCACTTATATCATCTATGTAAGCAGGGCCACCCCTCTCTACTATTTTATCCTCTGATGTCTCTACCCTGATCAGAATAAATCCTGCCTTGTGAAAGGCCATGAGTTCGTTTGTAAATCTAAGATCAGGTAAAACTTGTGAGGCTTCTAAGTCTAGCTTCTTTATCCAGTAGTCGGGGTCAGCCTTGCGTTTCATCTGTCCCCATTGAATCAGCCCTTGTCTTACATGTGGAAGGTGTTTCTGTTTATTTGTATTTACAATCTTCTCTTCATCAGTAAGATTGAGAAGATAAAGCTCTTGTTCTTTTGTAATAGCCTTGTCACACATAATCTCATTATTAAAATACTCTACCTTCAGAGCATCCGCAAGATGTGTGATAGGTATCTCAAAAGCTCTAGCCAGCTTTGCTCCTACAGTGTCTTTCCCTGACCCTGCCTTTCCACTAATCGCTATTCGCATTCGCTTCCCTCGCTTCCGCTAGTACAGTATGTCTAGGTTTACGGTATTTATACTCATGTAGTTTCATCCATATCTTGTATGCCCTGTCCATCAATGCCGTGAACTTCTCAGGGTTGTCCTCTACCTCACTGATAGCATCCTCTACAGACCTGTGGCCTTCGAAGGTAGTATCAGAAGAATACTTCTTGTTGAATCTAAGCAGGGATTCTATATCATCTATGCCATAGTCGAAGTACATGGCAAACTCTCCCTCTCTCATGGGGGGAGCTATCTTGTTTTTAGATACAACAAATTTAACATTGACTCCCTGCACAACATCGTTACCGTCTTTAAGCTTCTTCCCTACTTTTAGTTTTACAATGGTAGAAGCGTAGAACTTAATTGCTTTCCCACAGTCAGACACCCTGTTATCTCCCATTGTTTGATTAGGGTTAGCCCTGACCTGAGACACAAACAGTAAAGTTATATTGTTTCTAACTATAGCTTCTTGGTACTTTCTATATCCTGCTCCAAATACTTTGGCTCTGAAAGCCGAAGTAAAGTTAGCATTCTTTTCAGTATCATCAGACTCTTCCTCTCTCCTGCACTTCATAGCTGAGAGAGAATCAATGATAACAAGCCGTGGCCTTTTATCTTTTTCGCATAGCTCAATCAATCCTGCCATGACCCTATCCCAAAGGTCTTCTATTATAAATGGATGATCTACTCTAAAGTCTCCTTCCTCAAGACTCATTCCGCATAAAGCATGTGAGCGTTTCAAATCTAGAGTTCCTTCTACATCACAGTACACTACCTCTCCACCCTCACGTTGTATTGCCCCTGCTATCTCTGCCGCTAGTAAGGACTTACCAGTAGATTCATCTCCCATTATCTGAGTCGTTCTGCCTACTGCAATTCCCCCTTCTTCTTTTTCTGATATAGCAAAGTTCAGTAGAGAGCTTCCAGTTGATAGAAACTTACTTGGTTGTTCCGTCATTATCACTGATGCTACAGGTACATCTTTCTTTTTCTTTGCCATTAGCTCTCCTTTAGAAAGGAGGCGAGAGGGAGGCACTCACTGGTATGGAGTGTTGGACTTCCCTCCCCCTCAAGCCTCACATTTGGTGTAGCAGGTGGGAGTCGAACCCACACGCATAGAAGCCACAGGGTTACAGCCTGTTGCCCTTCCTATTGGGCGTCTGCTACTTCTTAGCGGCCTGTTCCTGTGCCGCCTTAATTACATTAGCCGCTACGCCTTCTGGATTATTTACATCAGCAGGGTCAACTCCTGCCTCGGCTGGTGTGATGATCGTGGGAATTGGCCCAAGAAAATCATCCGCAATAGCCCTCGCTTTCTTATCCTGTTCCTTAAGATGTGTTTCTAATTTCTCAGCGAGTTTAGAAAAGCAAGCCTTACAGACTGTCTTATTCCTACGAGCTACATTCGCCATTACAAACGGGAACGCAGGGTAGGTTTGCTGAAGAGTTTGCAAAGCTTCTTGGTACTCATTGACATGCTTATACTCGTCTACTGCCTCACATATATCGCAAGTGAGTTTAATCATTTCTTTTCCTTTCGGTTAATTTTCTCATGAGTCTTCTCTTCATCAGTGTAGCTCCCGTAGTTCATGCTTACCCTTAACTGAACGAGAGCGTTGATCATCTGCGCCTTACTATACACTGCATTGAACAGCGAATCTGCATAGTCAGACAACTCTTGCGTTTCTCTGCTAACCTCTTGAGCATCCTTCACTTCCTGATTATCAAGCACAGCCGCCTTGATAGAAGGCTCTGTCCATTTAACCAGCCCAATTGCACCGGGGTCAGACAGCCTCACTTCTAAATCAGTACTAGCCTTCAAAGCAGTCAAGGTCTGATCAGCTAAAGCCAATTCATTCTTGATCTCAGCCTTAATCCTGCCAGCATCAAACAATGCTTTTGGCTGATTGGATGCATGAAGTGGAAGGTCTTTCTCTTCAATGACAAGGAAAGCTTCCAGTTCAGTTAAGTCATTCTCCCACTTTCCTTTATCTAGCATTATTCCTCCCCATCATCATCAAGATCACCAATTTTAGATTCCAGATCACTAGTTAGTTTATCTCTCTTCACAGTAGGAGCTTCTACTTCTTCCTCTGCTTCCTGCAACGTGGCAGGTTTCCCTTCCGGTAGTTCTTCTCTACCTGCACCCATCTTACCTGCGATATGCTGTGCATCCTTAAACAGCAGAAGGTCTTCAATCTCAGGCAGTTCCATTGCCGCATCTATAATAGCTTTAGGAATCTTGTGCTTCCTCTCCATGATCATGTGGCCTGAGTATCCAGTGCCAGTTTGCGATGTGCCAGTACGAGTGAACACAAAGTCAAACTTCTTAGAGATAGACATGTCCCTAAAGTTTTCCAGTTCTATGTCTTGATCAACCATATTCTTGAGGCAATAGCCAACCCCGGCAGTGCCATCAACCCTACCCATAGGTGCGTCATACAGTTGCACTCCTTCTGCAATGGACTCTTCAGTTCGTGTGTCAATGACATAGAGAAGCATCCTCTTCTTATAGGAGAAGTGGTTCTTGATCTTGTCCACACTCCCTATTTCGTCATGGTGTTTCCATGTCTCACACACGACACATCGTTTTGGGTCATGTCCTGATTGCTCCATAGCCGCACGTTCATCTTGTGACATGAACTCAGTAGAATGAAACCGGGGGCAGAGCCAAGCATTCTTATCCATGCCCTGACTATAATGCACCCAAATTTTCTTGCCATAGAATCCCCTCTCTCTAGGGGGAACGAAAGCAATCCTGTTAATCTTTTCATGTGCTGTATATCTACCAATACCAAGTGCTTCCATCTTTGCCAAGTCGAGGAAAGATTCTCCTGCCCAACCTGACGGCTCACGGTAATTCTGTACCTTATCTGCGGTCATTGATCTTGCCATTTTTAATCTCCTTTATCCTATGTCTTCCATGTCATGCCAGTTAGTTGTACTGATTGAGAATTCGGACAGCAAAGGCGCACCACTCAGTCCAAATCTAGGAGTCTCCATAATTTCCTTTTTTACTTTCAATACTTCACGCACTTCTCCTTTCGTAAAATCAGTAATGATATCATCATGTATCTGACCACACAAGTACGATTCAAATCCTTTCTCTTCATAGACTTGCTGTAGGTCAATGCAAGATGCCGCAACGTAATGTGATGCTGGCCCCTGCACAGGGTAATTGAAGATGTCGTTTCTTGTTAGCGGCCCCGGTATGTAGAATCCATTGGGCAGGTAAATTCCGTGGTCAGTCTTGTACTGTTCCTCTAGTTTATTGTGCCACTTACCTACTCCATTGTATTCCTTCCAGAACCAAGACTCAACCAGCCTCACCCTCTTAACTGAGAGGCCGATGTTCTCAGAGATAGGCTCATTCCAACTACCATAAAACTCTGGAAACACAAACATGTTCTTGGCCTTGAACCGCATCTCTTTGTACTCATCTTTTTTCAAGTTTCTAAGAAAGGAGTTAAACTCAATGTTCCATAACTTAGAAGCCCAATACGCATGCAAATCAAATCCATCATTCAACTGTTTCAGTAGTACCTTGTCTTGACTCAGGTACGCTATCACTCTCACTTCCATAGCTCCGTAATCAGCCGCTAGGAATCCGTCAAGTGTAGGCACAAAAGCTTTCCGTAATGCCACCCCCTCTCCGTGCTTGTGTTGGTTCTGAAAGTTAGGGTCAGAGCTACTACTTCTATAAGTCCGTGGTACAGATAGTTTAAACTTAGGATGAATCCTTCCGTCAGGCCATATGTTATTCTTAAGGTTCATGTAGCTTTTGATTATAGTATCTATAGTCGTAGCTTCCTGACACTTCTTAACATACTTCAACCCAACATCATCCTTCCATTCCTCTGCCAGTAAGTCCATGTGAGCGGCAGATAGGCTAGGTTCTCCACTGTCTGTCTCCATCAAGACGGGCGCACCTAGTATGTCAAAGAGTACGGCTCTCCTATTGATCTGTCCAGTAGGAGTCCACAACGCTTTGAGTAATGTCTTGCCTCTTTGCTTCCTTGCGCTTGGTATTATTTCGCCCTCGAATGTGGGCTTGATACTGCTAATAGGTAGGGAGTGCGTGATATGCACAGCCTTGTCCCATTCTTGTACACACGGAAATTCTTTTAGCTCATCGACTATCTCGTTCTTACGCTTCTCAAATCCCTGTCCAACTTGGTCAAGTACTGTCTCATCTAGTTTGATTCCGTTTACTGAAGCTTTGCAATAAATATAACTAGCTTTGGTCAATAAGTCAAGGGCTTTCTCCTGTCCCTGTGCCTTGATCTTTTTCTCATATAGTAAAGCCAACTGTAAAGTGTAGTAGGCATCAAGCCCATTGTAATATAGAACTTTATCTAACTCTTCTGCTGCCATGTTCTTACGGTCAACGATGTCTTTGTAGTACACACCAAAGTCAGCTAAAGCTCTCCAATCTAAACTGTTTGTTCCTCTTCTTTGATCAGCAATGTGGGTCATGATTTCCGTAGCCCTGTGTATATTCTTAGGAATCACACCGAACTTAGCCCATGACCACAGGAACTCCATGTTAATCTCTGTCACTATCTTAGCGCAGTCAGAGCATAGCCAATCTCTGAAGGCACACTTCACTCGCTCTTGTTCTTCTTCTGTTTCTAAACGTCTGAATGGGAAAGTATAAACGGCATCACATCCAGAACTGGCTAACGCTACAGTAAGTAAGTCTCCTTTCCTCGCATCATAGTGGGTGGATTCAAAATCAAATGACACCCAATAGTCTTCATGTGAAAACTCTTCAGAGGCTAAGATTTCTTCTATCTCTTCTGCTGTGTCCAGAGCGACAATCTCTTTTGGCTCTGGCTTTTTTGGTAGAGGAATCTCTGAATGCTCAACTGCATTCTTAATATCCCTATCAAATTGAGCGAACATAAAATCTTGGTGCCTCTCATCCATCATCAAGGCTTCCGAATCAAGAACCGGAACAACCCAACAGTTATGCTTGTAACTTGGTATAGCTATGCCACGCATCAACTTACATGTAGCCCGATCAATCTTGTACGTCATAGGCATAAGCTTCTCAAAGACTTCCTGACCTATAGCTACAATAACTTTAGGTTGTATAGCTGTGATCAGCCTATTCATGTATGAGGTACAAGGCTTTAGGTTTGTTTTTTCCACTCCAAAATCAAACCCACATCTTCTCCAATTGTGGAACATCACATCTACATCTGTCTGCTTCTGAATGTTACTGCCTGTGGCTACATCAAGTCCTGCTTTCTTTAACGAGTTACGCACTATATGTCCCGAACTGCTCAAGAATAATCTACCTGTTGCATCCTCTTGCTGTTGAACAGTTCGCCCTATCACTAGGATTTCTTTTTCAAACTTTCCTTGTGGTCGCATCCTAGGATTGATTAGCGTATCTACTTGTTCGTGACAGGCACACTTCATCGTAACGTCCCCCGCGCAGTGTCATATACGGCAGGTTCTGATCTAGCTTCTTCAGTCTCGTCCATCCATGCTGTACCAAATTCAAGCGGGGCAATAGGTTGAGGAATAGCCTCTCTTGCTCTAGCGGCTCTCTCATTCATATTCCTTGTTGGCCTAGTTGTCCTCATTATCGTTTCTGCTTGCTGAAGGTTATGAGGCAGAGTAGCTACTGCTCTGGCAACCTGTCCAGTCTCCGTGCCAGAAGGCTCCTCACTACATAAACGAAACGGCAACCCTCCTACAAACTGACTCACAATTTGGTAACTCAAGTCAGAGTGTAACAAGGGATGGTTGTCGGGGTCTTCTGTCATTACCCTCCATAGCCTTTCACATTTCTTAGTCCTACACTTGTACACAAGCTTGCCAATAACATTTGCTTCCGGGTAAACTATTGAGTCGAAAACTAAGCTGTAGTTCTTACACTTTTCACACCAGATTACTAATTGACTATCCACGTTTCCTCCTTGTTGGTTGAGTGGGAGCATAGTATAATACATTCGGGTGGGTTTGTCAAGGTTTATTTTTTCGGGTGGTGTCCCTTACTTATAACTTAGTTACTTAGTTAATTAATAAAGACCGATAGAGTATATACGAAGTATATACGAAAGAGGTATATAGGTTCTTAAGGTTTATCTTAGTTACGTAAAGGGCAGTGCATTATAATGCATCACATATAGGTCAATAATAAACCTTGACAAACCTAGGCAAGTGTGTTATCTTGTTAGCCACGTTACATCACAGCAGCAATCGTATTGAGATTAATGCTTTCTAACTACAGAAATGCCAACACGAAAGGAGATTTAGATGGGAGCCGCAAGAGACAGAATCAAGAAGGAGACACGGAAGAAAGCTCGACAGGAAGAGGCCGCTAAAATAGAGGCTCAACCTGCTGAAGTCAAAGAAGTTACAATCGCTGGCGAGGAACTACAGGAGAAGAAGATTGAAATCTTTGACAAACTTGAAGAGATTAAAACAACCACGCAGTCCACCGGGAATGTTTACAGTTCATCGGGCATGGCTCTGGATGCGTTGTTTGATTTGTGTGAGGCATTGGAAGGATTCTTCGAAGACATATCCTCAATGATTATTGCACTGGATGAGAAGATAGGTAAGGTGCAGAATGAAAACGCAAAGAGAAATAAAACAAGCGGCAAGCAAGCAGGGCAGGGAGACAAAGCTAAGAGCAAGGCGACAAGCGAGAAAGACAGTAAAGGCAAGCAACGAGACAGCAAGGAAGCACCGAAAAATAGTGAAGAAGAAAACCAAAAGGACACGGACTAAGCAAAAGTGAAAGGAGCGTAAATGCCAGAACAAAAGAGGTTGGCCTTATCAGGATTCGTAACAGATTACATCGTGTACACTGCCATTCATGATGATGAGTTTCTCAAGTCAGTGAGGCAGATACTCCCGGCAAGAGTGTTTGACAGTTCAGCAGTAGAGCATTGTGTCACAATCTGTTATGACTTCTTTGATAAGTACCAACGTGCGCCAAAGGACGTATTCATTGAGTTGGTTAAAGACCGTAAGGCTAAGATGGATGAGACTGAATTTAATTTGTTGAAGATGTATCTTAAACAGTTGGCTACTAAGGATATGTCGGAACATGACCGAGAGTATGTCATGGATAGGTTGAACAAGGAACTTGTTGACCTTACCTTCTGCCGTAACATAGACAGCATCAGAGACTTGGCTAACGATGGGAAGATAGAAGAAGCTAAGTCAGTAGCACTTGGTTCGTTCCGCTCCGTACTGCCTACATCATCGGGAGCAATGGACTACTTTGAAGATTTCTCCGTAGCATTGGATAGGAATTTTGAGGAAGACTTTATGATGCCAACCGGACATCTTGAACTGGATAAGCTTATTGGTGGGTTCAAGAAACAGAATTTCATCTGCTGGTTTGGCCCATACAAGGGGGGCAAGACATGGTGTCTACAGCACATGGCTAAGACAGCATTGATGCATGGCCTCAACGTGTACCATGCCAGTTTTGAAGTTCCACAGGGAGAGATGCAGTTAAGATATGATCAGATGTTTGGGCGATTGGTTAACGCACCATCTAAGAGAGAGATAGAAATGGTAGTGCAGGATGATCATAGGCGGCCTATCATAGTACAGAAGGAGATGCCATCAGTCTATGACAGGGCAGAGTGGACAAAGGCAAGAGAGAAGATGTCCAAGTACGGTGGAAAGCTAATGATTGAGAAGTTCCCGCCATACACAGGAGCCAGTATCCTTGACATAGAAGACAGGATAGTTTATTATGAGCAAGCACATGGCATTAAGTTTGATATTGTGATAACAGATTATGCAGACTTGATGAAGCCTATAGATGGACGGAAGGACACAAGAGATCAGCTTAACATAACCTATATGCTTCACAAGATGTTAGCAGACAAGTACAATATGACGGTGTTCACAGTCTCGCAGGTACAGAGGGGAGCTATTGAAGCTCCAATCATCAAGATGAATAACCTTGCGGAAGACATTAGGAAAGCGGCTAATGCTGATGCCTGTATAGCTATCTGCCGTTCAGCAGAGGACAAGGCCAGACACTTCAAGCGACTGTTCGTAGCTGGTGGTAGAGGGTTCGCTGATGGTGTAGGGTGTGGAGCATACGACAACTTAGGCATAGGGCAATGGTCAGAGTGGTCAGTGCCATTTTCGTTTGCGGGGGATGATGATTAGTAGTTATGACTATAAGGCACTGAGTCCAGAGGATACAGACAAGTTGTTAGGCAAGATGTCTAAGAGGTTCACTACCAAGCCCATGCATCATCAGTCAGTGGCAATGCTATTCGCCATTGACCGTGATGCTGTAGGTTTGTTCTTTGACATTGGAGTAGGTAAGTCCTTGACAGCACTGTACATATCTAAGTACATATGGAAGGCCAAACGAATTTTAGTGGTATGTCCTAACTATTCCATCATGAAAACTTGGGAAGAGCAGACACGAGAACATACCTCGTATAACGTCCATATCTTAGATATGAGCAACGAACGTAGGAAAAAGGCACTGAGGGATACCCGGAGAGAAGAAGGTGTGTGGGTACTTACTTATAGCGGAGCTAGGAGTATTTTCACACAGAAGCAGGTAGTAAATGGTAAGTCTTTGCTATATATTGATGAAGACTTTATAGATTCTTTAGGGTTTGATGCTGTAGTGTATGACGAGTCACATCATATCAAGAACCATGATACAGATCAGACGATAGCATGTTGCAATCTTGCAGTACGGATTCCTAAAGCCATAGTAATGAGTGGCACACCAGCTTCGGAGAACTATCTTAACCTATGGTCACAGATATATTGTCTTGATGGCGGTCAACGATTGGGTAGGAACTTCTTTGGGTTCAGATATAAATATTTCTATGAGGCATTTCACAAGTGGAAGATGAAGGCAGGGGCAGGGAAGCAGATACTTAATAAGATAGACGACATAGTATTATCCTATGCTCAAGAGGAATGCTTTGACCTACCTGACTTGGTATTTGAGAAGAGGCATACTCTCATAAGCAATGAGCAGAGAGAGAAGTATGATGAAGCCCATGAGGGATTAGTCAAGCTTATGCATGGTGGACAGGTACGGATTGATACCATGCTCAAACTCATATCTAAAATGAGTCAGATAAGTAATGGCTTTATATATGATGATAAGAAAGAGCCAGAATATTATAACGATATTCCTAAAGCTAAAGAGCTTCGCAAGGTAGTGGAAGAGTGCTGGCATAGGGGTGGTAAGATCATAGTGTACCATCGGTTCCATGCTGATAGGGAGATAATCAGGAAGTCATTGAAGGGACTGAAGGGAGTGGAGTATGTAGAGTCTAGTGCAGACTTGGCTAAGAAGTGGGATAAGATACAGAAGAATAAGATGCCAAAGGTAGTAGTCACTACCCCTAATGTGTTTGGAGAGGGAGTTAATTTTACTGTGGCTGATACGATAATCTTCTATTCACAGGATTATTCGGGAGAGAAAAGGAGTCAGGCCATAGGCAGGATACATCGGAAGGGACAAGAAAAAAAATGCCTCGTCATTGATATGCTCAACGAACATACCATTGACGAGGACATTTTGCACATAGCTATGGGAAAACTAGGTACAATTCAGGAAATCAAAGACTATTTTATAACTGAGTTCTAGCTACATCCTCTCCTCAAGTGTGGTCATAACAGCATCAAGGTTCTCGTTCAAAATTGTCTCCTAGAAAATTATTCTTCCACGATGATAATTGTTTCAGGAGAAACGTAGAAGGTATCGACAATGACAGGAGCAGGGTATTTGCTCAACTCCTTTTCCATGTCCTGTATCTTTAGCATAAGCTCTTTGTTTTTGGAAGCAAGGGCGTCCCTATCTGCTACTCTGTCTTGAATGCTGTCTGCTGCCACTGCCATTAGCAGACAGAAGAAGGCTATAGCCAGGATTAATGGCACAAGTTTCCAGCTTTCAGTTTCACACATCACGGCAAAGCCAATGAAAATAGCAATGCCAGCTAGTATCGTCATTACTATTTGAGCGTTACAAAAGAATTCTGCCATGTTAGGCTCTTTATAGTTGGTACTCGTGTTCAAGATAGTTTAGTAGCATCCTGCTTCTATAGCTTGGAGCAGGGGACAGTCAGCCGGAACTCCCACAACATCGGAAGGTGGTGTCCTTATAGAGTCTGTCAGATGGGCGAGGGTGGCCTCTTCAGTGAGATTGAGGCCAAGTATCTTGATATAAGCCCCCTCTCTCTTGTAGCACACCTTACAGAAATCTCCTGCTTCGGATGAATTGCAGTAGAAGATAGTGCCACACTCAGGACAGTAGAGCAGTCGAGTCTGGCAGATGGTTTGCTTTTCCATCTTCGCCAGTATCTTGTTAAAATGAGCGGCACTGGCATTTTTCCTTTCATTGGCTGTTTTGGTAAAAGCTGCATGACATTCATGGCATATGTTCATCTTGCCAAACGGATATGAGGGATCGGCAAAGTAAATCTTGGTATTGCAGATGGGACAGATTTCATACGGAGGCATAGGTGTAACTCCCTTGTTGTTGGGGTACTACGATAATTGAAGAGCGTCCACTAGTCCTTCATTCTGTTTATTGTTTTCTTTCCTTTCTTGAGCTTCCATTTGTTCAAGATGTTCAAAATCTTTGGCTTTGAGTTTCCATCTAATCCTGTGACCTCTAGCATTAAACAGATGAGGACAACTGGTAGCTACAATTCCTTCAGCTTTTTTATTCTTATCCTCAGAAATACTGCTACAGAAAAGAGATTTGGCCTCTTCTATTGCATCGTCAGTAGACATGACTCCAATCCAAGGCACACATTTTATGTGCAGAGTTTTAGCCATAGTCATAACATCTTCACACGGAAGCCAGTAATCGTGGTTCCAATTATACACATCGAAGAGGATAAAGTCTTGATCTTCCTTAATATATCCTCCCCCCTTCTGTATCCCTGCTCCGTATCCTTCTCCAAATAAGGTAAGCTTATCCAATCCAAGCTGAGATGCCATGTGAGGATAGTTGAACTGAGCATGTAAAGACTTCATCAGATTGACAGGCATTTGCGCTCGGTCAGTCCTTCCATTAAATGTGACTTTCTCTTCTTTATGGTCATATATAACTCTGACATTCATGCCGTCAATCTTTTCGGTAACGTTCCAATGATTAATGGAACCAAACTCAGGCATGGAAAGTTCACCGGGAATGATAATTCCCTTCTTGCTCATGTCTCTTTTCCAAAGAGATTGTATTTTAGGGTAGAACAAATCAGTCTCCTATTTTGGAAAGTTTTCTTCGATAAATAAGCGAGCCTCTGTAAAGAGGGCTTTCACAATTAGGTAGTCTCCTGATATTTTTCTGTGCATTTCAGTTGGTTAACGTTTTGAATGATTTGAATTTGTGTAGCAATCTCTTCCAAATCTTCAATCGCCATTTGATTGTAGTCTGCTTCTAGTATTACTTGGGTAAACTCTGCTCTTAGTTTTTCCTCGTCCATCTGCCTACCTTTCTAGTTTGGTAACATCTTCAATTGCCTTCCATCCATCGTAGAAGTCGAGTAAAGCACAGCTAATCCCATCATCCTTGTTGTGTGTCATGTAATCATTTGGGTCTGGCACTCCTTGAGGCCACTTGACAGGGAACACTTTAACTTTGTCAGGGAGAATCAATCTCAATGAGCTTACTATCTTCACATTCTCATCGTACTTATCCCTGTCTAAAGCTACAGGCACAAAGATAGGGGAACGCTTACCCTGATTTGTATCCAGTAAAGCAGTAATGATTACGCCTAACTGAAGCTGCTGCTGATCTGACATATGACTGCCGCCAATGCCAAGAGGACATACAACAGTATCAATAAGGGAATCTCCATAAGGCTCACATAAAGAAAGAACATCAAACATTCCTTCTACTATGGGAATAATGATGCCTTCAGAATATTCATCTGTTTCTGGATTAGTGAATAGATATTTATGAAGGAAAGACAGACCAATAAATCCTTTGGTCATTTGAGTTCCTTCTTCATATAGATACTTTCTTTTCTCATCATTGGTTGATCTTCCTACTGCCCCAACATCAATGACTTGTCCATCCTTGAACTGCTCTATTGGAGCAGATATTCTTCCTTCCCAGTTTGCCCCAGTGCCAATGAAGAGGTTATATCTGTGTACTGCTATCATTGTATCGTCCAAATTATCTCCCGGTTCAATAATCTTTCTTAGTTCGAGATAAGCTTTAAGCTTTGCCATTGCCATAGGTGGAACAGGATGTGTTCCCGGTATTAATCGTAAAGCCGTTCTCCTTTCTTTGCTTTCTTTATTGTATTTGCTTTTGATCTCATCTCTTGATATGATGAATGGCTCAAAGGATTGTCGAATTAATTGTAGCTCATCTTCAGCTACCCCAAACTTTTCCATCAGTTTAGCTATCCAGCCCTTCTCTCCACACACCCAACACTTGAATCCACCTGACTTTAAGTTAATCCCTAAATGATAGTCAGGCTTTTGACAATAGGGACATCTCCATGCCCCTACCCATCCTTCTGTCTGGTTAGGATGATTATGCTCATACCTGACATGATATCTGTTTAATATCTGAAGTACATTCATGTGTCATACTTTCGAAAGCTGGGCGGAACAGTAGGAGCAACCTTGCCTCTGCTAAAGTTACCGGGAACTATTTGTTTAGGTGCTATCCTAGCTAGGATAGTGACTTTACTTCCTTCCAAAGTACGCAGAATGAATCTGTCAGGATGTTTTTTAATCTCTTCGTAGACTGCTTGAATAGATGTGCCTTCGTAATTAGAAAGTCCTACTATAGTCTTCCAATCAGTACTGGATTTCTTAATCTCTTCTACAGAAATCTCTCTGTACCGTGTGTGTTTTCCCATTTAGTTTCTCCTTCCTGAAAATAAATCAAACTCTTCTTCAGCATTCTCTTTTGAAATCTGTTCTGGAAACACAAACTCATCCATAAATCGTGTTTTTACAAATTTATAATAATCTGTTTGTGTTTCTGATTCCTTTAGCATATATAGAAAGTTAATTAACTCTGATGTTTGTATATGACTGATCATACCTTTTTCTTGTTTGATTATTAAATCAGGTTTCATATGAAGTCCTTGGCTTGGTATATTTTAAAAAGGGGAGCGTCCAATAACTGAGTGCAAATAAGAATAACACAAGAATAACCATAAACTTGTGGGTGTTCAGTTATATAGCTAGAAGTGAGCAACTACTAGTAAGTAGAGGACGCTCCCCTTTTATCTCATGCTATAGGCATGTGCCTTTCTTAGTTAGTTATTGCCTTTTGCATTGAAGGCGAACAGGATTTCATCCCCTGCCTTGATTATGGTAGAGAGTTTGGAATCCTCGTTGTTCACGCAGACATTCATTCCTTCCATGTCCTTTGCGCGAACTTCCGCCAGTTTCGCCACATCCTCCACTGTAAAGGCTCCATCCTTTACACCAGCGAGGGGCAGCATGACCGTGGTTCCGTCCCCCGGCACTTTCGATACCTTGATAGCAACCTGTTCAGCATTGCCCTTGGCATCATCGGCTACCGATATAGCATCCCCATCCTCGACAGGGGCATCCAGATCGGTATCGTTACCATTAAGCTGGACATCCTGACCGTCAACCTCAAGCTGTCCTTTCTTCAGGACATCAGCCACGGAAGCTCCTTCAGCAACAGTAACGTCCAACACATCACCGGGAACCATGATCAGGGTAATCTTTGCCATAATAGTTTAAACCTTTCGTTATGTTTCGGCACTACATTAATCCAACAATGTACATACATCTGACCTTGACTTATGCTCCGTATTTTGAGGTCAGGATAATATGTGGACGGAGCGAAAATTGCAACTTGTTAATTTCAGGCAGTTTGTCGTTAGGCAGTATCTCCTTTCTGGTAGTGCCGTACAAGAAATTAGCACAATAGATGAATGACCAGATAGCATATCCAGACAAAATATCTGCTGTACTACCTATTGAAAGTGGAGTCCCACATGGACTTGCGGGAACATCCTCATCCTTTACATCTAACGTTCCATCATACTTCTCTACTATCTTCGGTATAGTCATGGGAATAGAGTACACAATCCCATGTAGAACGTCCATTCGGGTTTCGATTACCCACTTGGTATCAAACCCTTCTTGAATTATGTTTCTGAATATATCCCTTCTCGAATCAAAAGAGTCAGTCAGAAGGAATACTACTCCATCAAAAGTATTGGGGTCGTGTTCAGCAGAATTCACTCTCATGTTGTAAGTGTGAATCCTCTTTTGTTCCAGATCGGCACATATTTTACTCAGAGCGTCAACCTTATACTCTCCTATATCATTGTTGGTATAAGGCTGATTCCCTATATTATGCCTTTCTACTTTATCAAAATCATACACATGAAGCTGTTGTGGAGGCAGTCCCATCTTGATAAGACTAATTGCTACCCTCGCACCAGTAGCTCCTGCGCCTACTACATGTACATTGTCTTTAAACTTGGTAGGATTAAAGACATCATTACTTCTAGTTATGTCCAAACGTATTGCTCCTTATAATGTTACTGATGCTTCAGAGGATTCCGCCCCGGCCTTCCATTGATCAAGAATTGTCCTGTAATACTTAGGACTACAGCCGTAATTCATAAACTCATCGGGAGGAATGCAAAGGTACATGGTTAAATATTTGTATAACGGAAGAGAGTCCATGTAACATATAGCAGATTCTTTACTATAGACAGGAGTTATATCACATATCTCTTGCTTACTCTCTGTCATATGTTTCTCTATAATGAAGGCAGGAAGCCCCATAGCGAAAAGGTCTTTTGGATATTTCAGCAGATTCGCCATGAGTATATCTTTTATGTATTCTCCCTGCTCTTCTTCTGCAAACCTTGTGGCTTCGTCAAGATCGATCAACGATTCCGAATTCAAACTGGTCTTGTGTTCCGTACTGGCTTTCCCACCATGCGACGTCTGCTGCCCCGACCCCTGTGTCTGTAGAAAGCCGAACCGACCTCCGATCAGAGGAATTTGTATGCGTTTTGAATACCTGAACTTTTTCCAGATACTCCTGAATTAATGGGTCATTGTCCATGACTACGGCTTCGGGAACCCAATTTAGATTCTTAATTATGATTCCCTTTTTATAATGCCACATGTCAATGATAACTTTACCATTCTTGTTGAATATTCCCCTGAACATATAAGAAGGAGCAAGTTTCCCTCCTTGTCCAAAGGTCTTCATCTGTGCATTATCCTGCGAAGAGGGTTCAACTCCCATATTTACATGACTATGCCCCCAAAAGCGCAATTCCCTTATAATCTTGATAGCATTTGCTTTTGGGGTCATATTTTTCAGTAAGTCTGTGACTATGCGATTGATTCCCTTGCCGGAAGCATCAGTCTCTCCACCAGATACTCTTTGCTCTGGTAGAAATATATCGTACAATCGAAACACATCAGACTTTACTTTCTCGACTGCTCCGAACCAACTTATCTCATGCCCTGCAATTGAGACAAGAGTCTGTTGTTTAGATAAAGCCTCTTGAGATATAATCATTTTTGGATTAAAGCTCACAGTGAATTCTGGCTTACCCTTATCTGTCCTGAACGGTAAGGCCAAGTCAGTTGAGACTTCAGACTTATAAAGACTTATTTTCTTTTCCTTGCCATCTTCCGAGATGATCTTAGTCTCTATATATCCAGAGTTATTCTCTGCTTCTTTCTTCTTGTTCTTGCCTTTCTTTGCATTTTTTTCGCTCTTCGTTAGTTTCTTTCTCACCATGCTTCAATTCCTTTCAAAAGGATAGGCACTACAGTTATTAAGAGAGAATTACGCTCCTACATGAGTCATAAGCATTTCTTCTGATTCTCCAAGCACTTTCTTAGAGTACTTGGTCAAGTATTTAGGTTCAAGGATTCTGAGTTGCCTCATATAATAGAAGTAGTTACCTTGCAAAACCTCCTTGAGATTAAAGTTGTTATCAGCCAAATACTTAACAAACTCTCCTTCTGTAGCTCCTTTTTCAAATCCTTTGATGAAAGTTTTATTATTTTCATCAATCCAAGGCCAACTATGGACACCTTTACCCCATGTATCTTTGACATTAGCGGATTGTAGGTAAGATATAATCCTACCCACAGCTTCCGCATATCTATTCTCTCCTATAAGCTGAGTCAGTACTGCTCCTACATTACCATAGCAAGGCCCACCACTAATAGGCACATGTGGAGCAATATGCCTTCTCTTAGTTCTGCCTAAACAATTAAGTACATCCAATGGCTTATACTTGATGAATGACATGTTCTTATTCATTGGCAGTGTTATCTGAATTTTACCTATCAGATGCAATATTCCTGATCGACTGTCTCTGCAAAATAAAGGCTTTGTGCCTATATACAGAGTAGAAGTCTTTTCATTAGATATCACTTGATCTACTTTTGATAAAGAAAGTAGATTCTCCCATTGTTTTTCTATCGTGTTGGAGGTTTTGATAGCTAAAGTAGTTTCAATCTGCTCTTGTTTGTCATGAATTATTTCTATATCTGAAGACGATTTCATAAGTTGAGTTAGAAGATGTTCATGTCTTTCTCTCAAACTCTTTTCCGTTTTGGTTAACTTATCTTTCTCTGTTCGAAATTGGATTAAACAATTATCTACATACTGTTTCTTTGCTATTTCCATCTTTTGTTTCGGAGTAAGGCGTTTTTCTTTCTTCTTTTTAGTGAATTCATTCAGAAGCGATGGGTCTGCTTCTATTATAGAATTGATTTCATCAAAAGCCCACTCTAAGTATTTAAAAGCAAGAGCGTTTTTACTAGTTGGAGTATATGGCTCTCTTTTTATGTTAATAAATATTCCTTTTTTGGGAACAATTCCTCCCAATTCAAAATCAAATTCCTTTACAAAAGGTACAGCATCGTCTGTATTGCTTTTCTCTTCTGCCCTGATTGAAATCTTTGCAGAATGATGTTTAAGTCCATCTTGTATGGCATGACTTTGCACGATATGAGTCAATTGTTTAAAAGTTTCATATTTTTCTACATCGGCTTGCTTAGACAAATCCAAATCCAAGAGAATTTTATCTGGATTTGATTTTGATCTTACAGTTACTTTTCCTATTCTTGGCCTATCTATCTCTCTTTCTATATATTGAGCGATATTTCTATACATGCCATGCCCATAAGTAGCTTCAAAAGAAAAGGCAAATATAGATATACTCTCATTGTTTTTTACAAAGGTATATCCTCCATAACCATGAGAGCAATTTGAATGTAAATCCATTATATCCATGCCACAGAGCATAGCTACATGTTGGTTTTTAAGCCATTTCTTTCTGAAAGCTTCACAATGTGCTTCTCTTTTCATATGCATCATATGTGAGGTATGTGAGGAAGCAGATACTACTCTTGGAGTAGTGGACAGGCAAGAATAAGGAGCAGAGTAGAAGTAGCTATTCTCATACTGAGAGGAAGAATACTCTTGCTTCTTTCTCTTCCTTACTCCTGTCGTCATGTATTCAAAATTAAAGGCTTCCTGTGAAAATGGTCTGAACATAGAAGCCTCATTCAGATTCAAGAAGGCAATAAACTCATTTGTACTCAAAAGAAAGAATGCATTTTTACCTATTCCATTCAAGTGTGGATATCTTTTGAAATAACTATTTTGCATTTCTGTTGAGATATCACTATATTTTCTGAGAGGAATTCTTCCCATTTTCATATTTTTAAAAGGGAAAGAAGGGGAAGGGCATATGAGAACAGGGCTAAATCCCTGCTCAAGTGAATTTATAAGAGAAAGTTCAAAACCTTCTTTTATTTTGGCAGTAGCAGTTAAAGAAGGATATTTCTTTTCGGAAATATCTATACGTTCAGTCTTGTAAACCTTTTGCTTTATCAACGACTCCGCTATAGCGGCATGTGCTTTATCGGCAGTACTTCTGCGGTCTACAGCAACAGGAGTTTCAGTAACAAGAGTAGCCTTATTCATTTGCTCTCCAATATGATAGTAATCGAATCACCAATAATAACAGAGTCAGATACTAGAAACCTGATAGAAGCTTTGAGATCATTGACATAAACTATGCCTTTGCTACTAATAATTTCTCTCATCACTTCTACGCAGGAATCTTGTTTAGTTTCTACGATATGATGCCAAATTGATTCAATCAACCTCTCCTTTTTTATTGGCTTAAAGATTATAGTTCTCTTTGGAGGAATACACCACAAAGGAACCCATATCAGTAGGCAAACTACAATAAGCTTTTTCATCCTATTCCTCTTTGATTGCGTCACAGATTAATTGCAGCCTCAGTTCAGTATCCTTGTTATTATCTAACAAGGGCAAGAAAACAGTAGCTCCTTCCTTTGGCTTTGCTCTTACCACCGTAACTGCTTTATCATCAATGATTAACGTAAAATGATCAAGACGAGGGTCTGTCATTATCGCCTCGTTGTTATAAGAGACACACAAAGACAGACAAAAAGACAGGATACTACAATTGCTGGCATTTGGTAGGCTACTTCCCCTACCTTTAGAAAAGTGTACATATCATACATATCGATCTCCCTAAAATATAAACTTGTCCTGCCCCCCACCAGAATTTCACTGGTCTTCGATTGTGGTTTGACGTCTACCCCACTCAGGCAGGACAAGTTTATTGCTTTTATATTTCAGTTACATTAGAAGCAAAGAGTTCTGGCCTTCTCAGCAATTCATCATCCAGATAGTCATACTTTCCACGTTTCTTAGCGGCAGTAAATCGTTCCCAACAATCATCTTCCTGCACCTTCTTCAGCATTGCAGCTTTGGAAAATTCTTGTTTCTTTTCTTTTGCTCGTACATTTTTCTTTGCAGCAGCAGGGTCAATAGAAGCTTGGAGTGCTGCAAACGAATTAAACTTTTTCATTGCTTTCTCCCTTATCTAATGGTTAGAGTAAAGTTATTGCTATTACTATGTAGTGAAGCTCATTTCTTAAATACCTTTCCCCCTATATATAGGGTATGAGTAATAAGAATTGTATCAAAGATGTACGCCATCTTGCCCATAGATTGAAGCAAAGATATCTGCTTGTCATTATAGATAATAAACTTCCTTCCTTCTACTATATCCATAAGCAATTCAGGAGAACGCATCTCCATCATACAATACTCATAGATATATGTGAATAAGACCTTGCTAGGGTCTAGCTCATATTCTGCTTTCTTCTGTCCCAACTGCATGACAGATACTATTGGTTCAGATGGCGGCATCATTTCTCCTTAAAACATGTTGAGCATAGATTCAGGATATAATCCTAAAATAACAAAGACTAAAGTAATTGTGCCAAGGATGAGATACGTCATAACTATAAAAGCTGCAATAAAAAATAACATCATGCAGATTCCAGAAATTACTGTTATCCACTCACGGCTCCATATAAAATCTGATAGTTTTCTTTTTATAGCTTTCATTCATTATCCCCTTTAGAACATTTGCAACATTTATCTTTTCTTAGGATAGATTCACAATCATTGTAACTTGTATATTCTTTTTCACATTTAGCGCATTTAAGTCCATAAGGATAGTTGTGTCCGTTTACCATTATAGCCCTCGTTTTCTATCCTTTTCTAATCAAGATACAAGAAAACCCCTCTCACTCTATTATTCTAGAGTGAGAGGGGAATAGATTATAACCTGTCAGCTTCCCGCCTTATTCTTACAACAGCTAACTTGATCATTCTGCCAACAGGCCATACGATAAACGCACTGGTATTGATAGCTTCGAGATAGTCAGCTATGCTATTAAGCTCGCATTTAATCATTTTGAGCTTTTTAATGCATTCATCCAATACAGCGTCTATCTCTGCTGATGTCATTTTCAACTGCTCGTCTTTGTCTACCATCCGAATTTATCCTTTGTTATAAGGTAAAAGAGAATTGTAATGATTACTATCAGTATTGCAATACTAAGCATTGGCTTTCTCCAATATGTCAAGTTTAGCTACATCTATTTCATTGATCAACTCAGATGCAAAGCTAAAGAACCCCCGTTGAGGATTCTTTTTATCTTCCGCAAGCCACACATTACCAGTGATAAGATACCACTGCATGCCACCATGAAAGATGTCTAATTCAATTTGTATTTCTGTATCGCCAGTGATATAGTTATTCTTGAATATATCTCTAGCTTCAGCTTCAGGCAATATCCCTCGCATAATCTCTCCTATGCTTTGCGGAATAATACCACTGCTATTATACAAAGACACACAAACGCCAAAGCATGCAGGTTAGTACTGGCGTATATATATCCTTGAGCAGCAATAAGAAATAATATAACACAGCTAAATCTTTGAGCGAGTTTCATTTAACTATCTCCTTGCCGGGCCATTTCAAAAGCATAGCCGCAAAGATAAGTTTTTCAGCATGATGTTGTCTCACATCCTGCGTGAGTTGAAGAGGATTGCCAATAAAAGTACAGCCATCCATCCTTCTGAAACTCTTCTCCTTTTTAACAATGTGCGCTCCTATTCGTGATAGACATTTATCTCGACTCCAATAACCAGTTGTACCTTGCTTCCTTTGAATCTGTTTAATAATGTTCATGCTATCCTCCCAACTAAATAGGAAAGAACTTTGTTAATCTCTAAAAAACCTAAACATAGGCTCGTGATCATCTATTGCTAATTCCATTTCTTTTATAGTATTGATTGCCATTCTTATTTTTGTCATAATATTTAATTTTGTATCCTGTGAAATATAATTTCCTTTTATATAGCTATCATGCATACTTTCTATAACACTTTGTAATTCTTCAATAGCTATATCTTTCTTGCTCATATTATCCTCTCATTTGGTTATCTCTTAGGTTTCTAATAGTACAGCACCCTGTTCGTGCCATATATTGCATTACATTGCATTATATTTATACAAGACTTTTTTATCTTCTTTTATTTAGTTTTATAAACACTGATACCCCTGTTACTTTCGTAACAGGGGTATCAGTTAACTGTTGATGGTGCAATTACTTAACTGGCTAACAGCTTGTTGAAAGCCTCGCAGCTATCAGGGCAAACAACCTTGACGCTCTGCTTACGAATGTGCGTTCCGGTTCTGATAGCCTTTGCAAGAGGTTCACCTTCTTTAATCGGCTTTGCATGCTGGAAGTACTTCGCCAGTATTGCATTGTCTCCGCTAAACAGATTATTCTTGATACCACGTTTGAATATCCGCTCAGTGCCATCCGTGTACTTGGCGAAATTGTACCCCTCTTTTGTGGCTAACAAATGCCACAAGGTTTGACCGTGTTGATACGCCAGTTGCAATTCGTTATCCTCCAACCAGCTTGCATGCGCCTTGTTCTTGTCGTTGTAACGCTCACAGAGCTTGTCCGCCGAAGGATAAATGCGCCCCTCACTATCTTTGTAGGCTTTGGCTTCTTTGTCGCTGTGAAACAGTTGCAACTGCTCAGGACTCGCCGCATCGAACAGATCGTTGATAGTCACTTCGGTAGGGTCATCGCCAGAGATATCGATGAATAAAGCCATACTCCGCTTTATCATCATTATCTCTACTTTATCCAGAGGGGTAAGGGATTCGATTTTGTCAGCATCGGTAAAGAACACAAAAGGCTCACCTTTGTGTTCCGAACCTGCCAACAAATGCCACAAGTCAACATCGTAGGAGCCAGTAGGAGAATTAACAAAACCATCCCCGCCTTGTTCCTGAGTGATAATAACGTGACTTCCCTTTTCCAGACTGATGCCCTGCTCTACTGTGCTTTTCATCTTGTTAACTCTGCGAAGCTTGCTATTCAGCTTAGACATTTTAAAACCTTTCAACTGTGTCCCTTGTGATTGTTTGCCGAAATCATACCTTGTAACGTCCATAGGACAACCACAAGGGACGATTAAACTGCAATCAGTAGGGAGACAACCATAACCATAATCAACTCCGTAATGACTGCCCTTACAGTCACTAAGGGATAAGTGGTTTACAGCTTTATCTCTCTCTATATCACGCACTGGCATAATCCCCAGCACGTTTTTAGATATTTTTGTACTAAATTCAGCAGATTTTTTAAATTCTTTCTGCATCCTGCATCTAGCCTTTTTGAATTGTAAAACACTTGTCCAACCAGAGACAAGTTAACACCTTTAGACCCATAAAGCAAGACTTTTATCTACCTATATATAAAGAGTTACAGAGCTATTAGAATGATAATCACTATCAGGGGGAAGTCTTTTCTTTTATAGTACTTAGCAAGCTAAGTCCTTAAAAGAAGTAAGACTTGAAAGGCATAAGCAAATGCTATCAAAGCGAAAACCAAAAGCTTCTAAAGCTATAAGCAACAACTATCTAAGCAGAAGCAACGGCTATCAAAGCAGAAGCATCTAAGATATACCCCTAGTATCAATCATAAGGGGTAGACCCCACCCCTCCCCTATCATTATTTCAGTTCTCTTTAAGTAATATCCCCCACGTATCTCATCCATTTTACAACATCTTATTCTCAAACTACCCCATTCTTATTCTCAATCTCTCTAAAACACCCCTGTACACAAGCGTTAAAAAAACTCCATAACTCCATCCCCATCAAAGCACTATGTCCACTTTGAGAATGACTTTGAGAAAGCACACAGGGGGGTCTTCGCCCCCCACCCCCTTCAAGGTTAAAGGTACTTAGAGTGAATTTTTTCCTTGACAAATCGACATAAATGTGTTATATTACAGGCCAGTAGATTGCTATACACATATGTCACTGTAAGGCACATTAACCAGGAGATGAGATGAAGTCTATCGAAGAAGTTTTGCTGAAGCTGGTAGAGGACTCCGACTTGGTAGAAGTGGTAAGCTGTCTGGATATATTCATAGCCCCGAAAGATAAATGCCGGGTGAAACTGTATGATGAAGACGGAGAGCAGGTCTATCCTGTGGAGGGAGCATGACAGTTCCCGAAGTAGATGTGAATGACCTGATAGATGAGTATGTAAGATTCAGAGATCAATCCATGTACATGATATGGAAACCGGGAGGGATACTTGAAGTCTTTAATGCAGAAGTGGGATGAGGTATATAGACAGAAAGTAGTAGAGCGGTTTATAAATCACAAAGTAGCAGAATGTCTCAAGTGTAATGGCAAGGGATGGTATGAAGTAGGCAAGATAGAGAACTTGTGGATGATTGATAACCGAATTAAAAAACTCTGCTCATGTAGGGCAGAAGCCAAACGGGAGGTACTCATGGCATTAACACCATTAAGAAAAGATTTTCAGCAGTTGACGAATGATGAATTTCTGCACTTGAAGCGTTTAGGAATGCTGTATGAACTCTACCCCGAATATGTAGAGACAATAGATACCAGAGGAAAAAAGATTAAAGCAGAAGAAAAGGCCAAAGGAAAATATGAGAAGTATGAACACCACAAGAAAGAAGTGTGGGTGAAGAAAGAACTCAAGGGAACTCACAGGGAATGCTGCCTGTGTTTCGATTGTGAGAACTTCCACCCGTTTGAGATTACGAATTGTCACATAGCACAGGCGAACTTTGAACTGTGTAAGAAGTTCAACACTGTACAACCTGTTTTTGAATGTCCTGAATTTAAGGAGAAGTTTAATGCCAAGACCCCAACAACTCAAACGACTGAGAAATCTGACTGAAGCTGAAATGCAAAGACGAGAGGGAGAACTTATCCCATATAGAGCAGAGCCGATGAAGTGGTATTGGAAGCTGGCAGGATTCGCAGCAGTAGTGATAACATTCATAGCAGCTATGGGAGGATGTTAATGACGGAACGAAGGAATCTATCACAAGGAGCCATCTGGCAATCGGGAGCGGTAGACTTCTGCAAGTGTGGAGGACTGATACACCGGGATGGCAAATGCACTATGAACTGTAAAAAGCCCACAAAGAAAACGGAGAAGAAGTGAAAGAACAGTCTTTCTTAATCAAGCACAAAGGAAGCCCTGCTCTCCCCATCACCATACGGGAAGAGATCAAGACCGTGATAGATATGGGAGAATGCTGTGCATTGTTTGAGCAACACGGAGAGATGGATGATAATGCCAGAATGAACCTTCTGGCTAAAGTAGTGTCAGATATGGTCAACTCTTTTATACCCCTGAAGGTTAAACGTGGCGTGACGGCTGGCTGTGGAAGCCATAGGAAGGGCGTAGCGAGCTTATTCTATATAGACAATACAACTCTTAGCCATCTGAACGAATGGCCTAAAGACAACAATGCAAGAATCCAAATCATTGTAGACTGTTGGAAAGACATACAGGATGTGCTGGACGCATTCGGAATAACTGTGGAGGCTAGGAATGACGCTAGATAAAATACATATAAGAGAGAACTACGACGACAAGTACTCGTTCTGTGGGAAAGCTTCTGATAACTTCCAGACGAAGGAAGAGGTCAGGAAGAATGTGAATCATGGAGAAACCCACCCCGATCACTTCTGTAAGACATGCTGGATTAAATGGATGCAGTGGTACAGCTTTACACGGAAGGGACTAGACATTCCAGAAAGTGAGAAACTCTAATGGCTAAAAAGAAACGTCGCAGTATGATGGATGAAATGGCTGATATGGAACGAGAGATGTCAGACAGCACTAGAGCTAGGAAAGGTAAAACAAATCCTAGGGTCTTGGCTGGTCTTAAAGAATTGGCTAAAAGAGTAAGTAAGAAAGGCAAGACAGTTTCTAGCGTTAAATCAAAGTCTGCTACTAAGCAGAGAAAGAAAGCTGTCAGTAAAGCGAGAAAGACTATGAACCATATTGACCCTAGAAGTGGAACATCAGGCAGAGCTAGGGACGGGAGGTAGCATGCCTAGACCAAGCACAAGACGGAAAACTTCTTCTACATCTAAGAGCAAACCTCACAGGAGAAAGAAGATCAAAGGCCCGATTGATTCACGGACGGGCAAACCGAAGAGGAAACAATAATGGCTATTAAGAAACAGTGTGCTAACTGTATGTGCATTAATGAGATACATAACTTGACATGCATCATGTGTGGGAATGAACTTGCTGTAGCCCGACTGCCAAAAGGCTATACCAAGAACGAGAAGATACTTCCCTCCCTTTTAGATCACAAACGCATACGACATCTGACGAAAGATGAATTCCCGACAAGGATGATATAATGGAAGCTTTTTTTGATATGCTAGCTTGGCGCACTTTGCTGCATTTCATAGGTGGATTTATTATAGGCTTTGTGTCGGCAGGGTTTACTAGGTGGCTTATAATAGCAGTAGTGCTTGGAGTATTGACAATAAAAGAATTTTTTATAGACCCACATCCTAGTGATCTGTATTGGGTAAAATCAATTATGGATATAGGAGTGTGGAGTATAGCTATGGCACTCGGATATTTCGGGTACATGTATTGCAAAGGAGATAACAATGAAAGAACAGTCAAGTGAAACTAACAACGGTAGCATGACCTTGAGGAACGCCAGAGATACTGGCCCTGCAAAACGTAAGATGAAGGGTTCACATACTGCGTATGATCCTCGTGATCGTGGTGCAAGCCCGAAAGGGAACCCTGCTGGCAAATGTGGACTTAGAGGCTAACAAGGAGATACAATGGCTGTACCTAGGAGAAAGAAATCATTTGAGGCGAAACTATTTGAAGAGTTTGATGATAAGAAACTTCTTGAAGCTGCCAAGCTTATTTCCACAGGCAACCTCAAGAACGTACCTCAGTTGAACTTCATCCAAGGACTTATCAATAGAAAGCTGGAAAAAGAGAAGACGGAAGGACATGTAGATATTGATTACATGTCCTTGCTTCAAGTCGGATGGGAAGCTTGTCGTGACGATGGATTGATGGAGCCGTTGACAAAAGCCCTTATGAACAAACAGCGAATGCAAAGAGGGGAGAATATAGAATCCCCCAAGAACTTTAAAGAACTTGAAGAAGTTGTTAAAAGGGTCGCTGAAGTCGAAGGGACTACTCAGGCTGATATCAAAGAAGGAGCCAAGCATTTTTTGAATGGAGATTTTGATAAGGAATTGGAGGAAGGTGAGGATGTCGAACACAAAGCTGACCTTGAATGAACCTGACCTGAACATCTTTAATAACGCAGAGGAAATGGATGTCCATATGAGTTCTAAAAAGCAGAAGATTAAGTTGCAGATTGAGAGGGCCAAGAAGCTGCCTAAAGAGGGAAGTACAGTCTCAGAGGTAGCAGAGGCTCTTGAAATGACTGACGATGAGATTGAGGCGAACCTGTCAGTGGGAGTTATCGTGACAAAGTTCACCAAGGGAAAACGGCTGGTAACAAACGAGTCCTTACTATGGGCCGTCAGAAACCAGAAACTGAAAGCATATGAAGTCGAAAAAGACTAAAGGAGAAGCAAGATGGCTAGTGATTTCTTAGAGAAGGCTGCTGCTGTATCACCAGCAGATGAGGATGAAGCTCGGTACGAAAGAGAATACCAAAGGATTGATTCTGGATTGGATGAAATAGAAGACGCTATGGGTGACGATGATGAAGCTCTGGAACTCGCAGAGGAAGAACGAGAAGAGTTTACTGAGTTCATCGAAGAGACAGACAACAATGAACCTAGAGAAGAGCGTGTAGTTGAGTTGCAGGAGCATGACCCTGAGAACGATGATGTAGACCACAAGGACAGGTGGAATAAGTTTGCCCAACAGAAGGGCTATCACGAGAGGGTTGTAGCAGAGCGCAAGGAACAGACAGGACACGGAGTAGTTGTACCTAATCCAGAAGAAGTAGTAATGATCGAAGAGAGTAGACTGAGAGCCAATCGTAAGAAAGAGATTGAGAAGGAGCGTAAGGTGACTCAGGCTACTATCGTAGATAAGGCCGGGAATGAGTTGAAGACACATGTGCCGAAGAGGGTGCATGAGTTGTCGAAGGAAATTAAGGTTCCTTCAAAAGAGATCATAGCTATACTTGGGCTGAAGTCGCATCTGACCAAGGTTACACTTGAGCAGGAGAAAGCACTGACAGCCGCTTTAGCAAAACAGAAAACGAAGAAGAAAGAAAAGAAGCCCATCAAGATGAAGAACAGGGACAAGCAGGTTCAGGCTGAACTGAGCAAGTCCCGTAAGGAAATGTTCGAAGCTGACCCATCAAGGATTGATTGGGTTCCCACAGACGTAGTAGATAATGTTGGCATGCATCCTGCAATGTGGAGGGCATACCTGCTTTGGTTCCGTGACATGCGTAAAATGAAGCCGGGACTTACTTACGAGGAAGCGAAAGGGTCGTTGTCCAGAATGGGACACCCTATGCGCTATAGGGCGAGGATGGCACAGAGACAGCAAGCGAGGATTTAATGGCAGACAAGCAAATAGATTTCGCTGCCGCAAATGCCTTTTCTTCTTTCGAGTGTTTGCTGCAAGATAAGCGAATGACTAAAAGACGTTACCGTATGCTAGGGATGTTGTACTTAGCTTGGTTGAAGAATAGAATCGCAATGTATCCGCTTCTATGTCTTCCGCATACAATCCCGTTTCACTCTTCCTATAAGAAGATGAAAGCGTTGTTCGGTGGAAACAGAAGCAGTAAGACGTTTTCTACTGCGGCTGAGATGGTAATGATTGCAACGGGTCAGCATTTTTGGAGACACCCTGCCTCATTACCGAAGCCTCCCTTTCAGATGTGGGTGTTGACGGAAGACTTTAAAACCGCATGGGATGTACAGTTACAGGCATTGCTCTACTGGATGCCTCCTAACATGGTATATCCCTTAGACGAACATCTTAGATGGTCGGGTAGTACACATGAACTGATAGTGACTCGACCTGAAGGGGATGTTACAATACAGTTTCGCTCATGGACGCAGGGATTCAAAAGACAGAGAGGCCGCTATGTGGCTGAAGTCTGGTTCGACGAAGAGCCTGAAGATGAGGACGTTTTTAGAGAGATGGAGTTTCGTACTTTGGGTGCTGGTGTCGGTAGCACTGTTATCTCTGCTACGCCTCAGTCTGGCGCAATGTCCTATCTCTATGATAGAATTATTGAGAACAAGCGTAACGACCCTGAAGTGGAATACTGGCTTCTGAACAGTTACGATAATTTCTATCTTGATCAGAAGGCTCTGAAGAGGCTGGATGATATGAGCATAGGCGAGGATGAAGCGGAACGTGACATGCGTATTAAAGGCTTGTTCGCTGTCCGTACAGGGAAAGTGTATAAATGTTATAGGGATGAATACTATGACAGCGATCTAAACCAGAAGGGTTGTCTGGTTAAGGGCAACTTCGAGATACCTAGATGGTGGAACAAGTACATGGCTCTAGACCCCGGCTACACAGTATGCGCTGTAGGATGGTATGCAGTTGACCCGTCCAATGGTGACATCTACAAGTACCGGGACATGAGGTTTGAGAACGAAGCCATGAGTGAGATAGCCAGAAAGGTACGAGTAGTTAATGGTGACGAAAGAATAGAGTTCTGCGTAGTGGATGGAAGTGAGCCTAACGCAGCAGTGGAGTTACGAGCTTTTGGGATTAAAGCTGTTCTTGATAGGGACTTCGCCAAGAATCTCAAAGATTTTTCTGATAGAGGTAGAAAATGGGCTGGTATTGAAAGGACGAGAGGATATCTGACAGGGGCTTATGGGCCTAGACTTTTTATCCTTGACACCTGTGACAATACCAGACGAGAGTTTCAGCGTTATGCATACACTGAAGCTGGCGAACCTCAGAAAGAGAACGATCATTTTATGGATGAGACACGTTACGTTATATCATCCAGACCAAAAGGAGAGACTCCTAGTTTGCTGAGAACGGGGCCAGTACCTACTATGGAGCAGATGATTTACGAAATGGAACAAAAGAGACAACATCCATATAACGTTATCGGAGGATTAGATGTCCCGCAAAGAACTGAATTTTAACAGGAGGAAACATGATCAAAAAAATTCTCACATGCGTCATAGCCTTGCTGATCACTTTTGCGGGGATAGGTAACGCACAAAATTCTACGACTATTCCTACTACTTTTGAGTTTGCTGTCCCTGATGGGCTGGCAAACATGTTTGGTAGGGCTGGTACGCCGAAGACATTTAAGATTAATAATGTAGGAGATGTCCTTTCAACTGCTACATCTGAAACAGAATATGCTAATTTAGGGCAGATATCGGGAATGGATATTACTATTGAGGTTGTAGAAAAACTTTCTCTTCCACAGTCGGGAGGGAAGACTGTTGTGCTGGAATATATAATAGAGCATAACACGGCTGGACAGTTTCCTACAAATCAATATACATGGCGAGACACAGTACAGCCGAGTACTCAACAGTACATTCCTGAATTGCCGACTGATGTAGGTGGAGAAGTTGTAGACTCTTTGTTTACAGTAGTTTACAATTCAAATGCTAACTTGGCAAAGGGGGATAAGGTTACTCTTGGGTTTACCCATAACGTAGCTATTAACACTACTGATAATGGAGAGCTTACTACTGTAGCCAAGACAAGAGAAGAAGCTTTAGTTGGACTTGGAGTTTTATATATCTGTGGATTTGATTCTATTGTAGGAAATACAAATACTATTCAAATGGGAATCTTTCCTGCAAGCAGCAACATGGATACTTACATCTATGTGCAGGGAACTGGTGCTTATCGAGTGCAACTATTTGAGGCTCCTACAGATAGTATCTTTGGAGATACTCTGACTGTTCAAAATATGAATAGGGATACTGATAAGACATCCAGTGTTACTTTTACAAAAAATCTGATTCCTAAAGTAAATGGAGATGGAACTGAATTGATACCGTGGCGAGGCGCAGGAATTATAGGCGGTTTCACAGGAAACAACTTTTGGAGACTTGATTCTGCTTTTAAATATTATTTGAAGGTTTCATCTGGTGCTGCCACTAATGGTATTTCCATTCAGGTACTTTATAACTAATGGAGGATGCATGAGAAAGATATTTATTGTTATGTTTGCTTTCTTGCTATCCTTCACAGGTATAGCTGAAGCTCAGAATACTAATGCATCTAACGTGAACTACGCAACACAGGAATGGTCTGCAAGTCCGAATCTATTTGCTTTTACTACAGATGCTCAGATATATAAAGCAGATAAGCAGGGTTCGGATATGATTGAAACGTTCTGGAATCAGAATGATATAGCTGATCTTGACACACTTCAGAGTATGCGAATAAGTATTGAAGTAACCAAGAAGATAGCATATAACAGGGCTGTACTTAAGTACACATTAGCTACTCTACTTGGTAGGCAGTGGACTCAGAACACGGCTTCATGGCTGGATACAGTCTACACTACTCCGAATGGGTATTGGGTTCCTGAGACTGAACAGACTACTTATGGAGCATTGAAGGTTGACTCCCTGTTCTATGTTGAGTATAAGGATACACTGAATGTAGGAGATAAGGTAGAGATTGGGTTCTCTCATCACATTGCTCTGAGGACTAATCAGAAGGGTGAGTTGAAGACAGAATCTTACACACATATCCAGTCGAAGGTAGAAGCTGGCGAACAGTTCCATACTTTCTTGGACACTACTTTGGCTACGAATGAATTTGTTACGTTTAGGATTAATCCTGAATATGCTATTCATACTGATTTCTCTGTTCAGGCTTCTGATGGATTTAAGGTAGAAATATTTGAAGCTCCAACGGATAGTGTGATTGGTGATACTTTGACTTTACTCAATAAGAATCGAGCTAGTGATAGAGTTACTGGAACTGTTTTTACTAAGAACTTTATCAGTACTGTTGGTGGGCCGGGACTCACAATAGATGTGTATCGCAGTGGAAGAAACAATGTGATTGGCGATGTAATCACTGGTTATTGGGTTTTTGATAAAACTAAAAACTATGTGTTTAAAATTACTTCAGTAGCTAATTCTAACAACGTAAATGCACAGCTTCAGTTTCACTCAGAGGGGTATTAGTATGGCAAAAAAACTGAACAATGAGGAAAAATCGTCACGGTACTCCCAATGGATTCAGCTAGGTGAAGACTTCTTGGACTCCTACAGTGTTGATTGGGAACGCTGGCAAACGTATTGGGACACCCCCCACGTTGCCACTTCCGTAGAGGAATCGACACTAAGTCACGACGGAAGGGGGTTCAAGATGCCGTATAATATTATATGGCTGAACTGGAAGAACCTGACCGCAGTGCTTACAGGCGGAGAGTATCTGCCTGTGGTGTCCCCGATGGAAGCTGATAAAGACAGGTCTGCCAAGTTGTTAGAGTCGGTCATGGCTCACTTCTTGAAAGTCAACAACACTAAGCTTGAGATCAAGATGCTGATTCAGGATGTGCTGACCTACAACTTGGCATACATGCAACAGGGGTACTTCTCAGAGTTTAATCAGGCTACTGGAAAGAAGGGGCCGGATGAAGCTTTGAGACAGGCGGTACGAGATGGCGATATAGAGAAAGAAAAGCTTGACAAGAAAGTGCTGAAGTCTATTGATGATTATGACGACAGTGCTGAACTGATGCTTGAAGAGATTCCAGATTCAGAGACATGGTACGCTAAACGGCTTGACCCTGCTCTCGTGCTGGTTCCTCCGACAGCCAAGTATAATCTTGACGAAGCTCCGTGGCTGATCAAGAAGATATACAAGATCACCTACGAAGCAGTCCAGAGCTTCCCGTCAATCAAAGACTTGAAGCCTACATATAGTAAGAACTTCGGGACTGAGGAACATCCTGTTGAAGTAGACATGTTTGAAATCTACGAGATATGGGATAAGGCAGACCCGAATGATAAAAAGATTGTTTATGTTGTAGCTCACGAAGATACAGAGGATAGAGAACATGCGGGTGGAACTAGAGTAGCGTATGAGAAATTGGTAGAGGTTCCGTGGCCTACTGGCCTCAAGGGATTTCCAATCTCAAGGCTGTCCATGAACCTGTCGCCAAGGAAGTACTACTTGCCACCGGATGTGTACATGTACGAACATATAGCACAGGCTCTCTCAGAGCTTCTCAGCACGCAGTTAGGTTCGCATCGTAGGCATCGTAGGCGTTATGGGTATATCACTGGTGAGATCGAACCGGAAGAGCTTGATAAGATCGCATACGGAGAAGATGGGATATACTTCTCTGCTAACAGTCAAGACTCTGTATGGGAATTCAATCAGTCCATGCCGCAGTTGGACTTTGGATTCTACAACATGCTTCAAAGAATAATTGGAGAGTTTGCAGGAGTGGATGAGTTTAACAGGGGAAGTTCAAGCAGGGTAGAGACTGCAACTGAAGCTTCGTTTGTGAAGGGTGGAAGTCGTACAAGAGTCGATGATATGATTAGCATGATCATGATGTTTATGGATGAATTCTTCACTAAGATGGGGGGAATCATACAATCTCATGCATCAGGTGATGTTATGGTTAAAGTTGACCCTGACACGATGAAAGCTCTAGGCGAAGAGTCGCCTTGGATAAACGTTCCTCCTGAAGAAGTTGAAGGAAGATTCTTCTACACTATCAAGGCTGGCTCGGTAGCCAGAGAGACTAGTGAAGAGAAGAAACGGAAGTTCTTTGAGTTCTACAATATGGCTGCTCAAGACCCACACTTTGATGAGATCACTCTTAGGAGATTGCTCATTGAGAGATGGCTTGAGGAACCTGACCCTGATGATTTACTGAAGGTCGGCATGAGTGGACAAATCCAACAGGCTATCATGCTTGAACATATGATGGCTATGAAGGGCATACCTATTCCCTCTCCCAACCCACAGGAAGATCATGCTATGCATGCTGAAGCTCACGAGGAAGCCTTGGAGAATCCTCCTGAAGAATTGAAGCAGAGGATGGCTCAGATGCAGAACGCAGGAGATCAGGCTGACCCCGCCCAAGCTCAAGCTTTAGAGGGTGAAGTGGGGAATTACCAACAGCTTATACAGGCTCACCTTGAGGAAACAAGACAGTACTTGAATCCCGGTGGAGTCCCACAGAACCATAACATGAATGAAGCTGCAATGGCAGAGGGCGCAGAATCGCCTGACACGCCTCGACAGCCACAGACAACTGTTGAATTAGGTGCTGGCGAAATTCAACAATAGGAGATTCACAATGCCGATATATGATTATAAGTGTGTTCATTGTGATGTAGTCGAAGAAAGATTCGTATGGCCCTCAGAGGCAGACGAACAATCTTGCGAAGAGTGCAAGGAGAAAATGAAGCGGTTACTAAATGTTCATCGTGTAAACTTTAGAGCCTTTCCCGATCAGATTATAGAAGCTCTTGATTACAATAAGCCGATAACAGGCTATCGAGACATGAGGCGAAAGGCTCGGTCATGGGAGAACGATGAAGAAAGGAAACTGCTCGTGGATAACTTGCCCACGGCAAAGGAGCGGAAATGTAAAATTGAAACAAACAAAGCTCGAAACCGTGAAAACCAATTGAAGGAAAAGACCGGGGGAAACTTGGTCGAAATTTAAGGAGGCTTTACAATGGCAGCAGATGGACACTTAGGTATGGACACGATTACGATTGAAGGTTTGGACGAAGTGTTGGATAGGGAGGAAGATTATATCTACCCTGAAGATGAAGATGAAGGAGAAGATTATGGAGAGGATGGGATTGACCCCGAAGAAGAAGAGGGCGAAGACGAGGCGTTTGCACGGACGGACACCGTAGACCCTAAGATTGCTCAACTTGAATCACAGGTAGCACAGCTTACAAATATCCTTGCTGGCAAGAGCGACGATAGAGAAGAAGTAAAAGAGTATGACCCAACAGATGATACCACTGAGATCATCGGAGCATACAAAGAAGTATTGGATGAGATGGCTGATGATGATAAACTTTCGACACAACAGGCTAAAGCCCTATCAGCGCAGATAGGGGAGAACTTGATTCCTGCTCTGTTGAAAACTGTAGAGAAGAAATACGGGAAGAAACTAGATGATCTGGAAGGCGAGTATCAAAAAGTCAAGCACAACTTTACAGAGTCCGAGAGGACTAGAGCGGTTAATGTGTTCTTCAAAAAGCACTCTGCCGCCAACAACAGTAAGGTAATAGAAGCCCTTGATGCAGACCTCAAAGCAGACCCAGTATGGAAGAATCTCTTGGAAAATCCCAACGAGGAAAAGATGTATAATCATCTGATTAAAACCTTTTCTCCTTATGCCGAGAAAGCAAAAGCCCTGCAAAAGCGGGTTGAAAGGGCTAAGAAGAATAAGACGAGTCGTCAGAATAGAGTTACCTCTACTGCTGTAAGGGATTTGGGGGACGACACCAATGTTGCAACTGCGGCAACTCAAAAACGCAAACCGTCTATGGCGCAAGTCATGGAAGCTGAATTTCGTAAACAATTAAGAAAACGCTAGGAGGCGTTGAGAAGTAAAGTATTTGGAGGTACACATGTCTCAGATTAGAACTGAGGTCTTTGACAAAGTACTGTCCAGTACCCTGTATAAGTTCCGTGATGAAATCGTTAATGCGACATTCGCAGATAACGTACTTCTGTGGTATTTGAATCAGAAGGATAAAGTCGAGGAAGTTGATGGTGGTGCTGGTTTCAGGGAACATGTCATGCTTAATGAGGCCACTATGGAGCCTTCTTTCGAGGGGCTTGACCCTTTTACTGCTGTTGATGAGCAGCCGTTTGAGGAAGCTTTCTTCCCTTGGAAGTTTTATCGTGCGCCAATTATCATATCGGATACGGAAGAGCAACAGAACCAAGGTGTGTCCCGTATTGCTAATCTGCTTGAGGCCAAGATTGATCAGGTCACACAGACTCTTAGCAAGCGTTTGAACACACATCTGTATCAGGATGGTACTGGCAACAAAGGCAAGAACCTGTGGGGTCTTCAGAAAGTTGTAGACCTGAATAGCTACACGACTGACAGCTATGCTGGTTTCAGCCGTAGTACTTATAGTAACTGGCAGCCCACCGTTAAATCGAGTGTGGGCAAAGCTTTCAACCTGACCACTGGTTATGAAGCTCTGGTTACTGCTGTAAGAAACATCATGAACACGACTAGCAATGTTGCTAAAGGTCGTGCGGATATCATCATCGGTACTCAGAACTTCTTCGAATGGTTTGAGTTCTGTATGTATGATCTTCGCTGGATTCCTGATGAGAAGTTTGTGGATGCCTCGTTTGAGGGTATGCGTTATGGTAGTGCTACTATTACCTACGACCCGAATTTCCAGAAGCAGACTACTACTTCTGGTGAAGAGGAAGCCTATGTCTTGAACTCGAATCACATTTCGATGAAGATCAAGAAAGGGCGTAACTTCACGAACCTGCCGTTTGCTCCGACTTACATTACTGGTGTGGTTGCCAAGCTTGCGCTGATTCTGTCGTACTTGAATCTGTGTGTTGATAACTGCCAGAGTGTCGGTCTTGTTACAGGTGTAACTGCACCTGCTACTGCATAAGAGAGGAAGGACAATTATGTTTACTACTAATATTCAACCCGCCTCTCTCTATTCTAACAGTGCGAAACCGATTGAAGGGCTTGATACGGGGCTTGTTTTCAATGCTCTGCATCCCCTCGGTTTCTCTGGTGATTTCCGAGTGATGCACATTCAGGCTTCTGAAACCATTGGCGGTTGCGGTCTTGTACTGCGACAGGAATTTGGCGTACAGGGAGATGAAGCTATGGATGCGGCTACTGGTGGAAGCTTGAACTCCATCGTAGATACCACTCATGGTATTGCTACTACTCTGATCGACGATGATTCTAGGGGATTCTTCTATTACATCGACGATGCGGTAGCTGGTACTGCTGATATCGGAACTCCTGAAATTGGAGAGGTTAAAGCCATTGAGGATGCTGACACCATCCGTCTAGTAGATGATGCTGCTGACGCTGTTGCTAACGCAGACAACTACCAGATTTGGCGACCCGGACGTATGAAGCTGGCTGACGACGATGCTACCATTCCTAATTGGGGTGTGTCGTGCCGTAGCCTGACAGACGAATACTATGGTTTTATGGTTATTGCTGGTTACTGGATGGCGCAGACTAGTGCTTCAACTGGTGATGCGTTTGCTGCTGGTGATGTGGTTATTTCTGATGCCACTGCTGGTAAGATTCAGAAGGTGACTGCTGGTACTAGCGACAGTCTGGCTATTGGTCAGGCAGTGGTTGGTTCTGCTGCGGATGATGATTATGTACCTATCATTGTGCGTGGATGGCATGCATAAGCTGAACATAGAGGGGGGATTAACCTCCCCCCTCTTTTATTTATCCACGGAGGT